GCGTAATGTCGGTCGAGTACTTGTACTCCCGAAACTCAGTATTGTAGATGTCCGAAACATGGTAGATGGGTTTTAATCCCCGGGCAAGACGGCGGATGCGTCGAATGCTAATCTTACCATGGCTGTATGTCAAACCATCCTCTTCACCACTACTAAGTGGTGACATCTCCCAGTTTGGAGGCATTGTGCGAACAGGAAGATCGCGACAATGGGGTGGTTGTGGACAAAGTGAAGGTACTGAAATGCGAATATCACGTTCTTTTATGTCGTGAAAGTTTTTCGCATCGTCATTAAGGTCAACTTGCACTCCAGCCGGCTTAATAGGCGGTGAGGAGTATGGATTCGTCCAAATCGTGTACAGCTTTTCTGCCACGATCGCTTGTTGTTTATTGATGATGGTGAAAGGAGCCATGTCCCGCTTATCTTGTGGGCTCATACGCTTATATGTCGCTGTTGAAATATACGACATGCCATCCATCTTCATACCTAGACCACCAAGGCTGGATGGTAAAAACCATGCCAGACGCTGACCCTGAGCGCCTACTGTCGCTTTTTCCAATTTCTTCTGGTTGTACAAAAGAAACCGTTGCATCGCGAGAACTTTATTGTTCGCGCCCGCAATAACCTCATTAAAGAGGAATTGGACAGGTTTATCCTTGATGTCAGAAACACGGGCGACCTTCGATTGCCCAAGCAGCATGCCGACATTATAAAACGGCACGGCTTCAATAGCGCTTCCACGAACTCTAAAGAGCTCAGAGTTGACAGTGCAATAACTGTCGTGGAAGAAGTTCTTACCAGGTGAGGGGAACAAACCCACCTTTGGTATAGTGTCAAGCCAGTTAGAATATTTGGCTTTGTCAGTGCGGAAAAGAATATCATCGCCATTGACAAGTACGGCTAGGTCACGAAAATTTTCGACCTCCGGACAGACAGCTTCCCAATATGTGCATAAATTAATAGCGCATAGGATAAAGAAACTTAAGACTGAGCCCATCAGTTGACCATTCACTTGGACAACCGGCTCAAGATCTTCGCCGTAACCTGTTGGATAGTGGATGAGGTGCGAATAAAGCACTTTCCGGTAATGTTCTTGACTGAACCACTTACCCTCATAACCACTAAAGGAACGACATTTACGAAGTATCACCTCGAAAAATGCTTTTGTGATCTGCATCTTGA